GAGAAGCAAAGTTTAGATTTTGATTTATTACTACTTGTTGTCCACCGCCCATTTTTCCTGGTGTTAAACTACTTGGTGTTATAGAACCAGCAGTTCTTGGGACAAATAATTCTGGTCCTCTTTCACCAACTAATGCTGGTCTATTAGCTTGTATAGAACCACCTGTAGCAAAACTACCCTCTGTTGCTGTAGTAGCACCTCCACCACCAGTCATTATTTGAAATACTCTACCTAAAGATAATCCACCTGTTGCTTGTCCAGTTAAAGCACCAGTTATTGCTTTTTTAACTCTATCTAAAATTAAAACTTGTATTATTGTTTTTTGTATGTCTTGTACTAATATTCTTAGTATGGCTTTAAAATCTAATGCTTCTATTTTACCTTCAACAAAAGCATCTGAAATAGTTTTACCTAGTTTTTCAAAAGCACCACCTACACCCTCAGCAACTCCTTGTAGTCTTTCAAATCTTTCTATTTCTTCTACTTGTTGTTTAGCAAGTTCTAATCTAGTATTTCTTTGTTGAGATAAAATATCAGCTATTTTTCTTTGTGCTTCTGGTCCTCTACCAAGTTTGGATTCTAAAGATGCTCTTAATTTTTCTAAATCAGCTATTGCTCTTAATTCTGCTCTAGTTTTACCTAGTTTAAATATTTCTTGGTTTCTACTTCTATTTATTTTTAAAAGTGATTCTGTTGTAATTTTAGCTGACTTATCTTCAAATGTGGGTTTAGCTTGAATTGCATTAATTGCATTTCTAATTTTTACTTGTCTCTCTAGTTCTTTATTAAGTGCTTCTTCAGCATCTTTTACTTTTGTTCCTTTACCTCTTGTTCTTGATTCTGTAAGTCTGTCAAATGCTTCTCTAGCAAGTTCTACCCTTAATTCTTGTTCTCTAAATGCTTCATTTAAACCCTCTATTGTTTTTGGTAATCTTTCTTCTTCAGGAATAAATAAAGCAAATGCCGCCGCAAGAGCATTTAATACACCTGTAAGTGCAGATACAATGGCTTTACCTATTGTAGCTTTTTCAAAAAATAAAGTTATGTTTTCTCCCAATGTATCAAAAGCACCAGCTAATCCACCTGCTGCACCTTCTCCAGCACCACCTACTTGTTCTCTTAATGCTTTTAAAATTAATTCTTGTGCTTTAGCTTGTTGTCCTGTCAAAGATAAAACTTTAATTTGTTCTTTTTGACTTTCTGAAAAAGATACACCAACTCGTCTTAAAGAAGCTAAACCAACTTCTGGTTCTTCTAATGCTTTTCCTAATTGTGTTGCCGCAGTAGTAATACTACCAAAACCAACTGCCGCTAAATCTTGTGATAATTTTAAAACTTCTCCGAATGTATCACCACTAATAGATTTAAAAGTTAATAATATACCTGCCGCATCTCTTGCACCTTGAACACTCGCTAATGTATTTCTACCAATAGATACTGCAAGTTCTTCTATATCTTCTGCTGTTTGTCCTGCCGCAAAACCTGTTGCTTTTAATAATGCTTCTAATTTTAATGCTTGTGATTCTGCTTTTGCCCCTGCCGCAACAAATTTACCTATTGCAACTGCCGCTAGAGTAAAACCTCCTAATAAAAGCAGAAGTTTACCACTTACTCTACCTGTAATTGCACCAATAGCATTTAATCTTCCAGCTACTGGGCCAAGTGGACCTTGTACTGCTGCAATCGAACCTGCAACATTTCGTAATCTTTCTTGAAAACCTTTTTGTCCAGCAGATACTTTATCAGTAGTTTTTTTAAACTGAGTTAGTTTCTTTCTACTGCCATCAATTTTATTCTTAAAATCTTTAGCATTAGCTTGAAGCTGTACTGATATTGTTGTTAAATTTGTTGCCATTAGTCTGGAAATCTCCTCATTAAATCTTTCATTTCATCTTTTAGCACAGGACTATTTCTTTTGCCACCTTTAGTTAGCATAAATCCATTTACCGCAGAAACAAATTCTCTCGGTGATAAATCCCAAAATGTAGCTGGTGTCATGCGAAGAACACCTAATCCTATTTCTAGGTATTCTTGGATTGGGTATCTTTCTGAATGTTCTCCGCTTGTACTAAAGGGTTGTCATCACCCTTATTATCTCCAGTAAATGCTGAAGCTAATACTATTCCAGCTAATTCAGATGATTTAATAAGTCCTGACTTCATCATAGCATCACCAACTGACTCACGAATTATATTAGTTCCTGCACCTAATAAACCCTCGTGAAGTATTATTAGAAGTTCTTTAAATGAGTATTTACCAGCAGACATGTCTTGTGTAAGCTGAATTATTGACTTATTTGTTTTATTTTCTATGTTTACTATTGACTCAAAAGTAAGTTTAAAAGTTCTTTCTTTATCCCCTAAATTACCTTTTATTTCACCCTTGTATTGGTTCATTATCATCTCCTAGTGCTTTTTTTAGTTTTCTCTTTGTTTGTATTGACTTTTTTAGTTCTCCAGTATCATCTTTGATACAATGAAGTTCTGCTCTACTTGTCGTTATTAGAATTTTTTGCACTATTAGATTTTGATATGAATCAACTATTACTTTATCAAGTGGACGACAATCCACATCTTTTCTGCATTCTATAGTTATTTCACCTTTTTTGGTTACTTTAATAAAACCATGATATGAATTGTCATTAATTGTAAAGTTTATCACTTGCCAACCATTTGTCCACTTATATTCCATAATTACGCATTAGTGTACGTTATAGTATTTGATGACTCTAATGTTAATGAATAAGTTTCTTCACCATTAAATTCACCTGCTCTTTCGTAACTTGTTATTAAGAATGCACCTGCAATCTTAGAACCATCTGAAAATATTAGATCATAATTTTGAATTGCTCCATCAAAAGCAAAACCTCTAACTAGATTTTCTGTTGATGAATCTGTAAATACTCCACTTGCTGTGATTGACATACTTCTTACACCACCACCTTGTAATAAATCTCTAGCTTTATCATTACCGCTTGAAATAAAAGCATTTGAATCTTTTGTTGTAATATCTACTGCCTCTCCATTAATTGTCATTGATGTACTTCTAAGACCACCAACTGTTGCTGGTGTTCCTGTGCTATTTTCTTTTAATAAAAAGCTACTACCTTTTCCTGCCGCCATTTTATTTTCCTCCTATATATTTTTTAACTATCATAAATTACTGCTCTAAACCTTTGAAGTCCATGAGTAGTTAATCCGTCATTTTCTTTAATAACATCTGAAAATTCAAATCTTAAATTTACCAGACTTGCTCCAGTTACAGATAAACTTGACTCATGCAACAAAGCATAAATTCTGCTCATAATCTCTTTTGTTTCCTTACTACCTCTATATCTTGAAAAGGTATGGATTACAAGTGTATGTTCGTTTCCCTGTAAAGTTTTTGTTCCATTATCTACTGCTGTTTCCTCGCCTAACTTTACATAAGGAAATGTGGCATTTTCTGGAACGAAATCGTATACATCTGACACTAAAGATTGCAGTGTACTATCGCCATCTAAAGCATCATATATTGTTTTTTGTAAACCTAAACTATGATCACTCATTTAACTAACCTTTGTATTTCTTTTACAACTCTATTAAAAACTGCTTTTACTATTTTTGGTCTGCTTCTTTCTGTAGCTGGAAATAAAAAAGGTCTCGCCAACATTTTAGATGTACCAAATTCTAGAAATGAAGAATATAAAGCATTACTTTCTACTGCTACTTCATCAGGGTTTTTAGGTCTTACTATAATTTGAGATACTAAATTACCTGTATCTGAAGCTGGTGCTTGACCAGGAGCTGATGCTTGGTGGGTTCTTCTTGGATTATATTTTTCATAAATACGACCAGATTTAGGACCAGTTTGTATTGATTTTATAGCTTCACCTCTAATAAGCTGAGCACCACCTAGTATTACTTCTCTAAAAGGTTGTTCTAAATCTTTCTCTAAATTTTTAAGTGCATCTTGTGCCTTTTTCAAACCTTTAACTTTAATGTTTATTTGCATTATGTACCTACATTCTCTATTGCTGTTATTGTAATAAAATTATTATAATCATTTTCATCATTAATTTTTACAATATCAAAAGTTCTTGAACCAAATAGAATACGCATAGTTGTGGTAATACCGCTTCTGTATCTTATTAAAAATTCAAATGTATGTGGGTTTTGTACTCGTTCTCCTGTACTTTCATTAAATATTTGTCTACCTGCTTTAGGTGTAATTTTTGCAAAAGCAGTAACATAAGTGCTTCTTGCTGTTGTAAAACCACCATGATTATCTGTAGTTCTATCTGTATTCTGTATTGTAATTTTATTTCTTAATGATCCTACTCTAGAAACACCTGGCATTTTAACCTCCTAAAATACTTTGTTGTCTAAGTATTCTGTAAGGTTGTAGCATAGCACCAATCGTATATGGTATTGCATTTACTGTTAAACTTGTAACTGCTTCTCTGTTTTCATAAAGATGTGCTGTTAATAATTTTATAGCTTGTACTATTGGTTCAGGAACATCACTTGCTCCACCATAACCAGCAACATATTTTACAACATAAGCATTTGCATTTCTTGTTTGTGTTACTGTTGGCCAAGATTTACCTTGTCTTAAAACAATTCTAGCTTGATCACTAATAGTGTCTACATAATAGTTTGATGACGCATAAGTATATTCCGTATCTGAATCATCAAAGTATTTTACATGAGTTACAGAAGCTACTGGTGGTTTTGGTAATACAATATAGTTTGAATTATATTCTAAATCAGGGGCAGTGAATGTACCC